GGGTACCACCCTGCTTCTGTAGATAAGGAGCAAATTGATTAATGAAACGAGCCTTTAACGACTGCATTATGTTCGCATCGTACTCTCGCTGTAAACCGTACACGCTCTTCTGGATGCTCTCTAAAGGGGATAATGTACTGGCTTCTAAACCATCAGAACCTCTTAACTGATCACCACGTTTGTTAGAGTGAGTACTAGAGTACGTGAACTGGACACTATCTTCGTCTCCGTAGATAACATCTAACTCATCGTTCTCACGAGATCTAAGTACCTTGAACTCAGCATCTGGATTTTCAACCCGTAAGCTCTGAATTAGTTCGTCTGCTTGTTTCTTAGACTTAACAATACCAACAGTAGGTTTTGATTCCTTTAGTACATCATTGACTGTCCTTGTTCCAATCTGTTGTACAGTGTAACCTGTTTCTCTGTAGTTACGGTCTATATGACCTGCACGTTTACGAAGTAACTGAACAGGTAGCGATCCTAAGTCATCTGGCATAACAGCAAGCTGATCGTACATCTTACCATCAGCACCTTTTACGAGGGAGTCTGATTTAACGATAACAAGATCACCTGCATCTCCTTCAATTGGGCTACGGGTTCTTGCGTTAAGTACACTTCCTTGAATATCATCTGAACTTATAGGTCTAACAAGAACATCATCACCTTCCTGAGTACGAAGCATCTTGTAGCCTTTGTTCTCTTTCACAGCTCTGTAGTTATTGTTACGTACAGTGTACACATCGTCCATGATCTCCCTAAGATTCTTGTAACTGTCCCAAACCTTATCTGATACTTTATTAGGACTAATACCTAGTGTCCCAGCTAGCTCTGCCTTACTTCCGAACTCAACTGCGTTATCATCTCCGTACTTCAGCGCTTGATTGAGTTGTTTACTTTGAGTAAAACTTAAGCGCTTAACCCCGTTCTGAAACTTATTTAATTGTTTTGTTACTTTAGATCTGTTAATGCCTTTTAGGGCGTACAGACTATCTAACTGTTCTGTACCAAGGATACGTGCTGGGTCTCTTAAGAAAAAGTCCCATTCACCTGCACTTGATCTGAAATCAGAGAAATCTGAAATACCTAAATCTGTAACATCTTTCCTTGCATCGAATTTATGTGTGTACGTTACTTCGTTGTACCACTGGCCGTTCTTCTGTACGGTCTTAAAAGGAGTTCCGCCGAATCCGTTCTGCCCTGCATCTAAGGCTTCTTGTTCCGTCTTGAATCCCTTCTTGTTAGAATCTCCAAAGGCAAACACAAAGTCGCCTAAAGATTCAGGATCTTCGTTAGGTACTAAAGTACTGCCACTGTCTACAACCTTCAGAGAATTACCAGTCTGTGTCTCTAACTGACGACCTCTCTTCATACCCATATTTACGGCGGATTCATCAGCAAGGATAAGATCACTTACCTCTGTAACTTCGTCTTGGATGTTACCGAATCCGGTACTTTCATCAGGTGTGATATTAGGGAGCATTCTATCGAATGCTTGCTCTTCTGTAAGGCCTGCACTGTCCGTTAGCTTCTTGACACCTTCTTGTTTCTCGACAACGAAGTTATCTGGCTTGATGTTGTATTCTTCATCAATAACCTTGGAACCATCTCTGAAGTCAAGTAAAGGTGTATCTGATCCTATACGAAGTTGCTCTTCTGGTGGAAGTAATTCACCTTCAAGAGAGGGACGTTTAGGAACTCTTACGTCTTGAGGAAAGATCTTAAATGCTAAGAACTTCAACAACCCTGCAATACCTTTACCAAGTTGCTTAACTTCACCACCTATTAAGGTAGCCTCGAGCACACTGTTAATGATATCTTCGGATTGTTCACGAGACATTGTACCGTCTGTTAGACCTAAACCTACGTCAAGTAAAGCTTCTTTAGCCGAATCAATACGATCGACTGTCATCAGAGAGTTATTATTACCAAACAATATCGTCTCTGACTCAGCCCATGTGCTGATCATTGACTCAGTAATTTCTTGCATCTTAGTGACATCGCCAGACGCAACTAGATCATCGATAAAAGAGTCAATAGTCTTTGTGTACTTAAGACGTTCCTCAGAGGCAATACCTGTTATTGTTACGAACTCTCCGAAGTCAGCTACTGCTTCCCAGAAGGTAGTTCCCTCCCATATCTTGTTACGGGCTTTATCTTTCTCACCAGCTATGAAAGCTGCTGTACGAATACGGCCTGATATGGTTCCCAGATCTTCTGGCTTAGGGTTCAAACGCTCTGCTATGTAGTTCTCACGTAATGTCGCAATACTGACAGGTTCTTTTAGAGTAGCTTGTCCTCTCTTTAGGATGTCAATAGTCTCTTCTGGTGTCTGTGCGCTTTGTAGATCTTGCTCTATAAGCGAATGAGCACGTTCTGTAGCCTTAGCTTGTACGACATCCTGAGCTTCGATAAGAGACGTGTTATCCCCTGACATAAGTTCTGAGGTCACTGATGTACTATCTGCCTTAACAACAGGTGCAATCAAATTACCTAACTCTGTGTTAGCTTCTGGTGAACGTGTCACTATGTTCTGAGGTTCGTCGACAACAACTTCATTTAGATCGTAATCTGAAGCTAGAACATTTGGCATATCTTGATCGAATGCTGAAACTATTCTTTGTCTAAGATTACTGTTGAAGTTAACAGGTAACTCAGCATTATTTGAGGGCGTCACTTTTGACTCATCCTCTCCAAAAGTCAATGATTCAATAGTCTCAATAACCTTCTGTTTTGTTATACCAAGTTCTTTAGCTTCATTGACAAAAGACGATATACGTTCGTCTGTAATGGCTACTTGATCTCGCTCTGTCATATGTTTCCTTAGCCTTTGTTAGTTGGTGATGTAGGTTTATTAGGAGACGCGAACTGCGCCCCAAGGGAGGCGATACCTCCATATAACTGTGCTCTCCCCGCAGCAGACTGTGCGTCTTGACTAGCCTGTTGAACACCCTCATCAATACTCTGAATCTGGCTCATGAAGCTGAGATTCCCTGCTACTTGAGATTGGACACTAGCTGTACCACCTTGGACAGCACTCGATTCAGAAGCTCCTGTAGCAGCTCCTGCTGCTATAACCTGAGCACGTTGAATCATCCCTTGTCTTATCTGGGATAGTTGCTCACGTTTCATCTGAAGCTCTCTACGCTTCTCTTGAAGGCGCATAGCTTTTCTCTGTTCTGAACGAGCCTTACTTCCCTCTACAAGGGAACTTACTGTCCCTATAACAGCAATTGTAGTGAATGGATCAAAAGCCATTACTGTTTACCCCTCATTGTGAATTCAACAGAATATCCTAGTAATTGTAAATCTTTCTCAGGCTCCGCTTCGAATAGGAACTGAACAGCTTTACCGTTTCCCCGTATCTTTATTTTCTTAGATACGATACTCTCTCCTGTGTCGAAATCCCAAGGGAAAGTGTCTGGTGGGATGAACCCTCTTTGCATAGGTTTGTATAATTCAATACTCTTTCCTGAACCTATACCCGATTCATCTATACCCACCCATTTATTGAATGCATTACTATTATCGAAGTCCCATCTGGCTTGCATGGTACAACCGCTTGGTAAATCAAACACAAAAGCTTGCTCAACCTCGTCGTAATCTGTTATTTGTGTCTCTGTCTTCTTAAAGAAGAAGCTTCCGTATGTACTGGCTTTTTTATGACTGAACTTGCCTAGCGTTTCATATCCACTAAGTAAGTATGCTGTTACGTCTTCGCCAAAGTCTTTGAAAGTGGTGTCTGATTCAGTAGCGAAGTTATAATCGACCTCTGTTAGGGACTGAGCTAAGCTGTTAACAAATAAGATCTCTTCAGTGTTATCAAGAATACCTACAACACGTCTATCGTCTGTTGCGAACTCTTGAGGATACCAACCACCTGTCCTCAGATCAAGGACTACCCCTTGGTTTGTGATACCTGTTCTAAACCATACGCGTTTGTTCAATCTATCATACGTTGGGTACACAAAGGACTGTTCTGTTAGTCCTTGGTAGAAAGTAAGAACTGTGCTATCTGTTACTGACTGTACAGAGAGATTATCGAACTCATTAGGTACAATAGTGCTTACACCGTTCCTACTACAGAAATATAAGATACCTTGGACTTCTACAGAACAACCAGCGTCAAGTATAACTTCTTCGCTTATCTTACTTACTAGGTATCCTGTGCTTCGAAAACCAGTTTCGTTGTTGTACACGTACCACACACCTCGGTCTGTGAATACTAGAACACCTGTTCGATACACAACTAACTCAGTTATCTCACCAGCATCTTGTAGCTTTAATAGACCACCATCAGTATCAAGTATATCAGATATTTCATCAGATGTTGGGTCATTGATTTGGTAACACCTTCCTAGATCTTCTTTTCTTTCGAGTACAGGCGAATAGTACAAGGTACTCCCTCCGCCAAAGAAGACACGCCCAAAACCAGCAGCAGTTACCTTAGGCTGGTCGGGGTTTATTAGTGGTAAGGTCATGTTGGTATTGTGTCCTCTAGTGTTATGGTAGAAGCTACAGCCCCATCTACGAACTTATTCTCAAGGGTATCTTGTCTTGTGACGGACTCTTCTACATCATAGATGTAATGTCCTCTCGGGGCTTCTGAGGAACCTGTTACGTTCTCAAATAATGTTTCAGAAGAGAACACTCGCTCCCCACTGCTATTGAACTTGGTTCCTAGTACAGGTATATCTGCATTACTCGGATATCCTCCACCAACAATATTCAAAGTAACCGACACGGATGGCTCGTTCACAATGGTGTTTTCTACAGTAGTGATATCAGCATCAAATAGCGTTAAGTAGTTTATTGCAGCTACTTCGTACTGACCGTCGTTTGAAACACTTCCCGTAACAGTGAAATTAGTCCCTACTGAGAAGTTATACACTGTTCCTATACCACCAGACACGTTTATCATGTTATTCGTAGTGAATACAGCGTCTTTGATTAAAGACGACTCTTCTGCTTCAAACAATGTTAATGGATCTACAAAGTCACCACTTGAGTTCCTTCGAGATGCGTACCATCCAGCATTGTACAGATTGTAGAGGTGTTCTTCGGAAAGTGTATCTGGTCTTTCTGTTATTGTTAGATTATCATTAACCAATTCGAAATCTCGGAAATAAACTTGTACAGAATAAATCTCGATATCTTGATCTTCGTTTAGTACAATCCAGATAGGCTTTGTGTAGGAGTCCTCGGAGGTGCCTGATACTACGACCCCTTCCAGTACTTGAGAGAAAGAAGGTCTATAGAAGAAACCTGCTGAACCAGATACCTCGTACTCACCTATGAAGCTAAAAGTTGAATCATTGTTGTGAAACCTTATAAAAACTTCATCTGAGAGTGTCTGAAAGACAAGTATAACAATGTCCGCGGATTTCCAGTAGAAGCTATCTGATAAGCTTAGTAACGCACCTGAACTAGTTGCAGCCTGATCTGCATTACTATTCAATAGCCCTTTCCTACGAACACGGACATCCCCGTTCTTATCTAGTAGGAAGTTTTTTTCATCAGAAGTGTAATTATCAGGGAAGGCTAAAGGGTTCGCCTCTGTATTCAAACCCATTGTAAGATTAAGGTAGTCTTTTTCACCTCTTGCTCTAGGCATATTATTCTCCTATTTGAGTAAGAAGATACTTCCTTATTTGTAATGGCATCTTCATCGTTTCAGGGATCTCGATACCTTCCTTAGAAGCAAATTCTAAAAGGTCTTTTTTCTTTGAAAGACTATCAAGGAGGGTCTCACGAGCTTTTGCACTCTTCAGTACCTTAACATCATCTACCGTTCTTAAGTATAAGTTAGCTGCTTTCACGGCAACATCTATACCTGTGAATCCACCAGATAGTTGCTTAGGTAGTTTACCATCTCCATACCATCTGTAGAAGAAGTCTCCGTCTTTCATACGTAATGTATAAGTCTTTCCATTTGCTGTAGTAATCTCTGTCATTAGCTCAGTGAACTCCGTCTTCCGTACCGTTGTGTATTTAACCTACGACCTTTAGGGTCTTTAGGTCTTCCCGCTGACCCTAGCTGTCTGTAATCTTGTTGAAGCTTAATAAGCCCTTTACGCGCTCTCTGTTTTAGAGTAGCGTTTTCTTCTTGACGTAACGCAGAGTAGCATTCGTGTAAGAAGTTATCTAAGTATATCTCAGATACCCTATTAGGTACAGGTATTACGAAATCATCTTCTTGTAAGAAAACAGGCTCTTCTGTAGCGATTACCTTAGACTTCGATGCCTGTAAAGTATCGTCGTACCGGTTGTTGTACGAGTCAAACACAAGATTAACACCATCGTAAGATGTGCAGTACTGCGGGAACTTATCGTTCTCTATAACAAGCTTAGTACCGTTAGGGGTATCTACCGCAACAGTGTTGTCTGCTTTATCATCTCTGTATGCAGTGTAATTATTGAACTCAATAGGAGTGAGGTACTTGACCTCTTGGTAATACACTGTCTGCCCCTCATCGTCTTTAGCACAGTTGTACCAGATCTTACTCTCTTGTATACGGAGAACTGAATCTGGTATTAATAAATAATTAGGTTTGGATAGATCGCCTAAGGCGTCTAGTGTTGTATCCTTCTGTACATAAAAGACATTAGGATATGTGTGTGTCATGTTGTAGTACACTTCTTCTGCAATCAGAGCAGCCTGTTGAGACTCGTCTGTATCAAAGATGCTATCTACGTAGAAGCCATCTGTTCGGTTGAGATAGCTCTGAGTTACTTGTAATAATGTTCTGTTCATAAAAACCCTTATATCTTACAGGCTACACAACCGTCGTCTGCGTCTTGTTTAGCTAGTCTTTCCATATCCTCAAGAGACATCTGTTTCTTCTCTTTTAAAGAAGTATCTTCGGTTGACACCCTTGTATAGGACTCTGTTACATTTAACAGGAAGGGAGTGAACTCTAAGTTATGATTACTACATATATCTTCGCATACAGCTTCTGCTATAACAAGAACTGCTGAATCCCTGAACGAAGAATCAGTTGCCTTGTAGTCTGAGAAGTGTTTCGATACAGTGTAGAAGATATGTTGATCATCTACCTTGTAGAGAGACTCTCTGAATGTTTTCTCTATAGACTCAGGATGGACTCCCTGTGCAATCATTTTCAACCCATCTCTGTATAGAGCAGGACAGGTATTGAAATATTTGTAACCTTTCATAGAAAGAAGGGAGCCGAAGCTCCCATCTGTTTATGGCTGTAAGCCGATGTACTTAACTGTAACTTTGATTTTACCCGCAGTATGATCAGTGTTAGGGATAACTTGACCAGCTACTGCTAGGTCAACACCTACCAGCGCACCAGCACCAGCAGCGTAGTCACCAACAACTGTACCAGCGAAAGCCGCTACTAAACCGTCAGCATCCACAACGGTACCATCTGGTTCAGATACACCAATGTTTACTACAGTACCACCTGTTAGAGTCTCAAGTACTTGGATACCAACTTCAGTAGGTACAGTACCTATCTCAAGTGTGGTTAAACCTGCGTCAGACTCAGAAGTGAAGCTAGCTGGTAGATCCGCTAAGTCGTACACGTATTCAACTTTGTACTCGTCTAGTTGACCAGAACCAGTACCCATTGCTGAACCTTTGTAACCAAGAGCCTCTGCCGCAACGACACCGTATGCAGTGTCTGGGTAGCCTAGGTTATTCGAAGTTTGATCTTTACGTTCAATACTCATTTATTTTTTTCCTTTAGGGGCTTATCGCCCCGTTAATTATTTCTCAGTTAACAACACAGCTAGTGTTTCTGGACGCTGGATGGCGAAGCCCCAACGAGACGTTGCAGTCCACTCATCTTGACGTAAGTTAACGTTACGGAAGAATTCAGGATCTGGCATACGACGCATTACACCCATGAACGGCATAGTATCAGAACTAGCCATTGACATGAACACACATGCTTCGCCATCTGTAACAGATTTAGCACCTGTGCCATCCCCTGCATCAATTGTCTCAGCACCAGCAGAAGCTAGGTTATGAGAGATGATGATGTTCCAACCTAAGATATTGCGAACAATATTTAACTTGTCACCGAAGCCATTCTGAACTAGACCTTGGAAGTCGTAGTTGAATGTGCTGCCATTGGTAACTGCCGTTTGGTCAATCAACTGGTTCAATGTGAACTCTGCTTTAGGAGATACAATCGCTACGCGATTCTCTACTGGAACACGAGCCTTATCGAAAGCTAACTTCAAACGGTTGAAATCTTCGATAGTGATCTCACCATCTGTACCACCTGCACCTGCTACTCGACGGTGAGCTTCACCATTGATTAGGTTAGGATCATTAGCTACTTGTTGATTAGCTACTGCTAGTACATCTGATTCTAACTGACGCTCGAAAGCTAAGCCAGATTCATCAACGTTCTTAGCCCAATAAGCTGCGAACTGGTGAGAGTCTTCTTTAAGATCATCTGTAACAGCGAAACCATCAGCGTACGCTTCTGTCACTTCTAAAGTGATACGAGATGTATCAATTTTAGTGAAGTCGATTGCAGAACCATCTAGGTGATCCTTCAATGCACGTTGACCGATCTGTGTGATCTTAAGTTCATCGCCATCGCCGAACTCGGCTGTACGGTCGTTAAATAACGGACGACCAATTAACCAATCGCGTAAACGACCTTGCAGTTCATTTGCGAACAACAGTTGGCGAATAATATTCTGTGAATTTGCTGGAGTACTTACACTCATTTATTTTTCCTCTTTTCTTACTTTATAAAGCAAGGTTTCTTATGTCAACACCCAAAGCTCTGGCTGCTCCTTCAACACCATGTTTCGAAATAAGGTCATTAACGGCTGCTGTGTTAGCGGCTAACGCTGCTACTTTAGCTGTACTACCCCATTGTTTACTCAACGATTTAAGCTCAGGCTTATCAATTGCGTCAAAACTTGTAGTGTTTACAGAACCGTCAGGATTTACTGACTGTTGCTTTGGATTTCCATTCAGGCTGAATGCCTGTTTAAATAGCACTGGGTTTGATTTAGCCATTGTCTGAATAGCTTCGTCATTCATCCCCATTGATGCGCCCTTCTCTCGTAACTTTGCTTCATAATCTGAACCAAACATCTTCTGAGCTGCTTGAATACTCTCAGTTTGATTAGCTTGTTCCATCTCATTTACTTTGAATGCAGTTACTTGATTGACCGCAGTTTGTTGTGCTTCTAGTAGTATAGCCTGTTTAAGGGCTTCGACATCCACAGAGGCTGGTGTGCTCGTGGGATCAGTTGGTGTTTGCATTTGTTGATTTCCTTGAAATTTAGCAAGGGCATCATCTAGCTTGGTAGCTTGGTCTAGCTTAGCCTGTGCATCTGCCAACTGCTGTTTTAATGTAGAGTTCTCTGTTTCGATTGTACTGATGTGATTATCTGCATTAATGATTTTAGTTTTAGCAGCATCTGCATCGTACGTACGTTCGCCTACTGAGAACAAAGGCTTTGGTTCCTGTGTCGCTTGGTTAGCGTTGTCCTGATTTGTTTTATTGTCTTGGTCAGACATAAATCACCTTATGAGCTAAAGCTCGTGGTTAAGTTGTTTTTGGAGTTTACGTAAGATCTTTTTCTGACCTTTGTAGTTAGCCCCTATGTATTTACTCTGGAATAAAGACACAAAATCAATCTTTGAATCTTCTTCCTCTTGTATTGTATTCAGTTGATCTTCGAGAGATTTAATGAATTCTTGTGTGATCTCGTTGGCGTACCAGTTCTTGTATATTTGAACTAACTTATCTTTATCTTCTTTTGATGTAGCCTTTGAGAATTTTGTACTAAGGAAACTAGGTATTTTAAAGCTCACCTTCCTCCTCCTGTATCTGAACTTCCTGTAAGCTAGGCTCAGAGAACTCCTGTACCTGTTCTTCTGCTGCCAGTGCTTGCATTTGCTGAGCTTGTTGTTGCTCTTCAATACTAGCGAACTTGCGGAACATCTGGAAGTCTTCAAAACCGTACACGGAGTTAACAGCCTGTGTTAAGTTCCATGAGTCTAAATGAGGAGCTACGAACTGAGATAAGTTAGTATTACTTAACTGAGTTAAACCAGCTTGTTGCTGTAGCGCTCTAGCGAACCTACGTGCCCCGTACGGCATTAACTTACCATTAGTTGATAGATCATCCTTTGTGACTTCAAGTACGCTGAAAATACCCTCAGAGTCCGAATCTAGTACTTTCACAACAGAGCTGAAGTATTCTTTAGCTATCTCAATCTCTGAGGTAATCAGAGGCTCTAAGAACTCTTGCTCGAACTGCTCTGCTTTGTTTATGAAGCCTCGGAAAGCTCCATCATTGAGAGACTGAACTTCAAACGCTGTCTTCTCACCCGAAGATCTAAAACCACTTAATTGCTGAGGGAGCCTTGCAGCTTTCCTAGCCATTTCTAAGTGCATCTCTATTTCATTGTTGTATGAAAGGACTGTGGTATCAGGACTGATATCTGTAACACTACCACCTTCAGGGAGTATGTACTTAGTCTGACCTGTCACTTCGTCGTACACTTCATCAACATCTCCAACGAAAGCCCTATCTGGGTTCATGAATCTATCGATAGCGTCGTTCTTACTGTTCTCTCGATGATTGATCATGTAGTTCAGACCAATGACATTATCAAGAGCACCTTGTGACCAGAGGTTATCTGGACGAGGTTTCCAAGAAGCTTTATGTATCCTACAGTCGAGTTCCTGTTTATCAAACAACAATGTATCACGATCAACAACTGTTATACATCTACCTTTCTGTACAGAGCGTGTCTTAACATCATACACATCTCCATAAAACCAGAGTACCTCAACAAAACCCGAAGTGTAGTACTGTTCGATTGTACCAAAACCATCTGGTATGTACTGGTTGTTTTTCTGTACGTTACTGGTATCTGTGTTCTGTGTTCCTTGATTTCTTTGAGAGAGAACGCGTTCCACTGCATCTTCTGATACCTCAATACCTCGTTCTCTTAAAGAGTCTGTCCACTGTAAGAACTCACCTGTAGACATCATCCTGCGTATTACTTTAGCAGATGCTTCGAAAGAAGCAGCAGTTGGATTGAACACGATATCGTAAGGGCTTATCCGTACAGGAGTAGCTCCTGAGTAACCTGATACTACATTACCTTCTTCATCCTTAACTGAATGATCTTGGTACTGTACCTGACAGAATGAGTTCCCGTATCGGTGATAATCATCTAGTAACTGACGCAGTGTCTTCCTGAATCCATTAACAGTGTGTAAGTGTTTTATATAGGCTAAGACTTTCTTTCTTTTATCAACAGTGACAGCATCAAGGTCATAACCCCTCCAACCTAACCAGTCATCATGTGGTAACACGGTACCGTACATAATAGCATTTAGGTCTTCATGTATCTCTGATACAACAGGGATCATTGTCTTATGATCTGTCTCGTTATAACTTGTAGTGCTCGTATCTGTGGCGTGTATGTAGCTATCTATCTCACCCCAGAGGTTACGAGCGTTTACTCTGTAGTTGTTCCACTCGAACCAAGCCATTGCAATTGCAGCAGCAGTCCTGTTACCATCAGAGTAATCTTCTATAGTAAATGGCTGTGTACTCATTAAGCTCTTCGCCTCCTATTGAAAAACCGCGAACCCGCATCAACTACGTTCCCAGCCTTTTTGTTAGTACGGAAGTTACCTCCTTTCTTCCTCTGTCGAGGAGAGTTAGCAACAGCTATGTACAAACTATCTTTTAAATCGTCGTGGGGTGGTCTTGTAAGACGAAGCTCTTCTTCAAGATGCTTGGTGTAACCACCTTTGAAATGAATAACGGATTCGTTACGATACATTGGTATTAAAGTAAGCTCAATACGTTCTTCTTTGTTCTTGGTACTTGGTTGTCCTTTAACTATGAGATTAGTTGTGTGCTTACGTACTTCATTCTGAATGAATGAAACAACAACAGAACCACCTACATTGGACTCAATAGTACATTCTTTGAATTGCCAGTACTCCCAAAGCTCTAAAAGCTCTGCGTAGTACTTCTCAACTTCAGATGTCTGGAAACGTTTCTGTTCAAGGACATACAAATAACCGTCCTCATCCCAGCCTATAACAGTAATAGCTGTGCTATCCCGTCTAGTACGTTTTGTACCAGAACTCTCTGTGAAGGCTAAATCCATACCACAATGGAGTCGTAATGGTTTATCACCGTACAACCACTGACCGTTCTTCATCTTCAGATGTCTTGGGTCTCCGTAGTGGAAGCATTTGGCATCAACGTTGTCAGTATCTGCTGCATTCGGATCGTTGTAGTACTGAGCGTAGAACAACTCAAGATTGAACGCATTAGATTTCTTTTTACTGAGTTCAGTAGCGTTGAATCCGTACCAATTACCGTCTTTACCCTTAGCCCTAGGCCATACATACGTACCCGTTCCGTCTCTGGTTCGACTACTCTCAACCACGCGCTCAAACCAATTCCACAAAGGCTTGACTTCAAGCGTTTCACCAGTGTCATCATCTATGACCTCGTAATGTTTCTGTTTTAGATCCGAGTACAGGTCATTATCTCCGTACCGTGTACCTACTAACCACATAATACTACCTGTAGTAGCAATACTGGAGAATGACTGGTACACCTCTCGGATATCCTCTCTCTCAGCAGCCGAACGGTAGTTCTCATTCGTAACTAAATCATCGAACACACAAAGTTTGAAGTGAGCACCCGTATTGGTACTCTTAGCTGACGTAGCGAATATCGTTGGGTCTTTCTCTGATTTAGGTCTATCAGGATGATCTACACTGAATTCTGTCTTAGTCCAAGCTCCTGTACTCTTATGCTCGAGTTGCTTAGTTCTGGCGTTTATTTCGTAGTTCAAAGTCTTAGGCCAGAGTTCTCTGTGGAAGTCTGACTTGAAGACATTCTTAATAATAGTAAGCTGTCGTTCTGACAGCGTTGGGTTAGAGGATACATACGCAATAGTGAACCAAGGGTATTTAGTTATAGCCCAAGACGCTGCTACTGCAATACAGAAGCTCTTCTGGTGGTCACGAGGAACTAATGCCCCTGAGTTATCACCTTCTCCGAACTCCATTGCATTCTCTAATGATTTCTGAAAGAACATAAAAAGTTCTTCGTGGACATCACCAAAGTAACGATTAGGGAACATTACCTTAGCGTACTCAAACAAGGACGATTCACATAACTCCCTAATATCATCAACTGTCATTGCCATTTGTTGTCCTTACTTCTTTGTTACGAAGTCTTTGATTTCATCGAGAGATTTTTCAATACGTGAAAGATGGTCTTTCAAGTTATCATCCGTCACATACTTCTCTGCTACGTGAAGTTTATGTTCACTTAACTCTTTCTTCAGAGTCTCTACATCCTTTTTAAGTGGGAACAAAATCCAGACTCCTAATATATTAATACATGCAAAAACTAGTAGGATTATTTGGTATTGTGTCATTTCTTAGCCCCCTTAAAAAGATCAGTTACTGAGCTAGATGAAGGCGTTGCCACCTTCTTCTCAGGACGACCTTTAGAACCTTTCGAAGAGTCTTCGTATAAGAATTTAGCTGCTGTTACATTACCTTGTTCAGCTTGCTCAAGCAGCTTCTTTTTCCCTAACGAAGCATCCCTCTTCTTCATATCATCTCGCCATTGTTTTAGACCCCTGATATTTCTCTCAGGTAGTCCGTTCATGAACCAGTCCAAAGTACACAGTTTTTCCCAATGAACCATATTACCAACAATGGTAAGGGCTGCTTCGTACTCATCTGTGCTTGCCATGTATATCTCATACACGGATTGATAATCCCCGTAAGATTCATGCTTGAGTGTGTAAGGGGCTTCCTTGTTCCACTCAGCAAACAACTTTTGCGTTAGCATTATGTTATTTTTTCCACGTAATGACATCACACCACCTCGGCTATCACTAACTTGCTGAACTCCGCAGCGCTTGTCAGGGTGATATTACCACCTGTGTTCTGAGTTAGGACAACGCTTACCGAATCACCTTCATTTAAGTTCAAAGGTTCTGATGTTTGGATTGAAAAATCACCAGTGGATGATGTCGATTTCTGAAATCTAACGAGTTCAGAGCCATTCACCCTGATTACTAAATCGTACTTTGAGTTCACATTATCTGCTCCATGACGTAACCTAGCAGTAACTACAACCCTTCTTTTCGTTTTCGAAACGTATTCATAGCTACCTGCATTGAATTCACCTTGGCTATCAGTGATAACATTTGCGAATTCCACCACAGTAGCTACTCCGTTAGGAATTACTTGAGCATTAGGGCTAACAGAGGTGTAAGCTTTATCTGCTGTTGATATAAACGAATCAGATACATCATTAACTTCTCCACTTGCGAAAGTACCTCGAACCCTAGTATCCGTGAATATATTTGTATCCACAGAGCTACCAGCATTGATTGCGAAGTTGGCATTTGGAGAGTCGTACACTTGGTTATTTACAAAAGTATTACCAGAAGGTAAGCTTGCTCCAGAGTTATCCTCTGTCCCAACTCCATAAGAAGTAGTCAATGAGTCATTGTTTGGGTTCACATCATATACTAGGTTACTTGCAAAAAGATTACCTTCTGCTGGCAATCCCACAGTCTGTGATCCAAATACGCCAACTCCATAACTTCTTGGGGATTTCACCACATTGTTCGCTATGATGTTGTAAGAGCCACCGTTAACTATCTTAACACCTGCCGATAGGCAGTTATTTAAAACATTCTGCGAGATATTACAGGCTTGACCAAAACAGTCAATACCTTCGCCTACATTAGTAATAATGTTATCTGTTACGGAATGAGAAGAACTGGTTGGGTGTTGTATGTTTATACCATCTGTCTGATACCCATACAAAGCTTCAAAATTAGCACCAACGTTTATATTATATATCCTGTTTCCAGATACAATACAACCAAAAGAAGGTTCAGCTCCTACTCGATTATCATCCATTGATATACCAGTGAGTTGCCCTCCACTTATAACATCATCTGTGAAGAAATCGTGTATTTTGTTATCTCTGAATTCACTGTTAACAGAAGAATCAACTCGTAGTCCAATAGACTTGGCAAAGTTGAAAATAGTACAGTCTATTATCTTCACACGATCAGCATCTCGTACAGCAAGGGGTGTTGTGGTTATCCTGTCATTAGTTGTGCTATCTGGTCTTATAGTAGCGCCCCTCAGCGTTACATCCGAAGCACTCACAAGAAGAACTGTCCCATCAATAGAATCAAACACGCCATCTGTTCTGTCAAATGACGTGGTATCTGCGAGAATCTCAAAAGCTCCAGATAGCTCAGTACCAGATGTATCCATTATCACACGGCTTCTTAAGAAGAAGACACCACCTTGAGAGTGTGGTGATTTACCTCTAACCGCAGCTTGTAAAGGAAGGGTATCATCTGTGATACCATCGCCTACCGCCCCAACTTCTTTTACGTCGAAGCTTGAAGATACTAGTATGAACTCATAGCCTTGGTTGTTGGAAAGTCTTGGCTCTCCGAGATCAGATGGTGACTGAGAAGGGGTAATCGTATTACCAGTGTAGGCCCAATGAGATCCACCTCCATCCCCTTGGTTATAATAGCCTTCTGTTCTCACGGTGAAGCCAGAAGGGGAAGACACGGGTATCTTACCATTTGCTATGAAATTTTGTGTAGTAGTCCACCCTTTCATTAGTACTTAACCTCGAAATAAACTGTAGTATCTGCACTAGGATTACCTACTAAATAAGCACCTGTTGATACATCAAAAATCTTTATATTGAATTGACCGTTCGTACCACCAGTTACCTTACTAGGTGCTTTACATAGATAAGAGTCAGGTGCTGCTGTTGTCATGTACGCAACAGGAACAGGGTCTATACCTGTCTTTGCATCGATACCTGCTACTGTTATCTTCAAATCAGGAGCTGCGTAAGAGTACGCAAACACACCATTAGTAGGAGATCTTTCTTCAAGAACAACGTTACCTGCTACGTCTATTGTGACCGTCCCAGATGCCCATACACTGACGTTATCGACACCTTCAATGGCTTCCATACGAGGCTCTCTGAACTCAGCAGAACCTCCTGAATCTGTTACTATGCCACAAACTATACTCATACTTTCTGAGGCAGGTGTGTGGTCTTCTTTGACTGTGTACACAAGTTCGTAACTCTTCCACTCAAAACTGTCAATTCGTTGCTCTGCTACGAGGGAAGTCTCGCTGGGGTAGTCTATGAAGATACCTGCATCTGTGTCTGTGTCGCCAGACGTAGAAAGCAGCCTTGCTTCTACCCTGAATCGGAATGTTTGACCAGCTTTAACAACTTTAGTTAAACGTTTATAAGCTTGGTCTCCTATACCGCCAGAAGTCTCTAATGTATAGCTAGCGTTTGTTGAAACGGAGCCGCCACCAGATGTAGTGTCTTCCCATGTTTCCCATGTTCTGTCAATAACTACACCCATTATAAACCTCTCCTGTCAAAATTAATGTTTCGATCACATATCATACGAACACACCCTTGGTTGTACAGTGAGATGGCTTCTTCTTTCTTGTTTATAGTCCAAGCCATAAGACCTAGGCCAGCGTCGAGGATCTGTTGTGTGAATGTAGGATTCTGTATTAAAGTAGTCTTGTTGTACAGGAGATCGTTTATACCTGCACTTCTTGCAGCTTGTATGTTACCAGCGATATCTGTTGAGTCTACTAACCAACCTAAAACTACACGAGCATCTAGGTTACGTAATATCTGAAGATCTGTCAATATAAAGGACTGGAAAGTGCATTGCTCTAGGAGCTTGTTGTCCTTGATAACATTGTACAGGTCAGTTACATCTGAAGCAGATCTTCGGTTCTTTATCTCTGGGTAAAAATACAAACGAGACTGTTTTGCATACAACAAGAAATCATCTAATCGTGTTATACGAAGAGGAGCATATCCTGTTGAAGAAGCTGCTGTGTATTGTAAAGTATCTATGTAAGAACTATCTAAAGAGGTAAATGTCCCTGTACCATCCGTAAGGGCATCTACAGTGGCGTCGTGAAATAAGTACCAAACACCATCTGCGCTGATACTGCAATCACACTCCAGTGAGTCAGCCCCTTGGCTGAAGGATTTACTTAGAGATAGTAAGGTGTTTTCAAAACCAATATCTCGGAAACCCCTGTGGGCATTAACCTCAGGAGCTGTCCTAAGTGTATAAGGAGAAGTGTCCTCATCTACATTTGTTACTAAACCACCCTCTATGATAATGTAAGTACCTTCTGGGTACGTCTGATCAAGGATGAATGTGTTATCGTCCTGTACAATGTACTCAACACCTTTAACTAGTTGTCGAGAATCGATCACGCCATCGGATATATGAATAGTTGCTGCATCTACATTAACTAGTGAAACAACCTCTGTCTGACCTGCTGTAAGTTCTTGTGTATCTCTGGTGACGAATGTACCATTTTCGATATCTACTAGATCTTGTAGACGTAGTGGCTCTGAACTAGAGATAGGCTGTGGTAAGTTGATGATACGATTACTGTTCATATCGATCAGATCTTCCATCTGATTTGGACTAGTACCATCTCTATCTAGCATGGTATTGATGCTTTGCTGTATCTTTTCTAGTTCAGCATTTATAGCTCTGACAGTTGCTACTGTATTGCGTCCGTATCTCATTATTTCCCCTTGAAGCCATTAGCCATTTGAATTGTGAAGTAAAACACCAGAACTATATTAAAAGGATTAGCTAATGAATCCTTTAAGAAATCAAGGATACCCTGAGCTGCTGGAAGGCCTGCTACATGCAAACCTGCGTACAGTAGTGCAAAAAAGATGTACAGTAGGGTAATGGAGATTGCTATAAAGCGTCTTGCTGGGGACTGGTGTTTAGTGCTTGTCTGGTATGCTAGTAGGAAGTCTGCTTGTTCCTTAGCAGTCATACCTCCAGTACCAGCTATCTTGTTGACAATATCAACAGCGGTATCTGTTACCTTATTGGAACTGAATAATCCTGCTAAGAACTTTAACATAAGACATCCTATTTGAATGATTACAAGGGAGCGGAGATCAAGCTCTCTTAATCCGAAGAGACTCCCAAGACCTACTAGAGGGTTTTCTGTGTGATTTATGGAACGTTCTATGTAACGTTCTAAGATCAGCTAAGTTAGTTCTAAAACCTAAGAACAACTTCTTAAAAACTAAATAAAAGCAGCTTTCTAAAAGCTATATAAGTTAGACAACAGAATTCTTAAAAAGTTCCCTAAGAAATGAAATAAATTTAAAATAATTCATAAGTAACTGTTTTAATTGATAATTTAATTTAATATTTTTCTATAGAAGTACTACAAAGTTGGTACCTAATATCAGCTAAGATGACCGCCAAGGATGGCTGCGCCAGTACATCAGCTAACTTTGGAGTTCACTGGAATGGAAGAGACTCTAAGGACTGGATTTTTTGTAAAAATTTGTTAGGTGCTATGCACCCCCTCCCCTCTAAGAACACATCCCCCTCCCTAGGGGTCTAAGAAAGCAGCAATAAAAGTTAACATAGCAAGCATGGGCATAGAAACTCCCAAGCGAGAGGACTGAAACACACAATTTGTATGAGGATGAGAGAGGCTAAGCACCTACACACCTAAACCATTGAATGTAAAACTCTCTAGGTCGCTGTTAATACCGTTGGCAAGCCAACCGAGCTAGTGAATACTTATGTAAAACAAGTGAATATTTATGTATTTATTTAGGTATGCAATTAGTATACCATTATGGCGCTAGCAAGACTTGTGCCAAGTTTAAGTAAGTTGGGTAGTTATGCACTAAAAGTGAATAAGTATTCAGTGGTTAAAAAGCCGAATTAGCACTGTATCAAACACTGTTAAACGATCCCTTATGTACCCTTGTGCTACCCTTCAAAAATAGTTCAGCTCTTAGGATGGCTTACAGCTCGTTTGAAGGTATACATTAGTGTTTACTAATACATACGGTGGTTTAGTGTTTTTGCACCTTGGCACGGTACTTGCTACGCGTACGCGCATATATATAAAAGTACACTACCCGAATTAGCGTCAGGTTTCTTTACAGTGCTTTTTTAAGTAAATCAATGACTTAGTGGTATCTATGATAATAGTGTCAGGATACTTTACAGCTCTTAAGGTGCATTACACCGTTATTAGTGTCAGGTTTCTTTACAGTTATGTTTGTAGTAACGCGTTACCTTTTTATAAATACTATCATTAATCCCTTATAAATCAGTAACTTAGAATTTAATTTGTTGGTTTTAATAACTTTGGCAAAGCACTTGCAATACCTATGGCACAGCGTTGGAGAGTCCATTGGATACAAACCCGAACGCTATATAAATACGAGGGTAAGTCCAACGGTACACAAGGCACTTAAAACGGTGCTTGTTGAGTTGATAAGGATATCAATTAGCGTGGTTACACTAGCTGTAAGGTGAATGTATAAAGCGTTAGATTGTTACAACGAGTCATAGAATATGGCGTGAACTGAACGGCTAGATAGCAAAGCTAAGCGCATGATGTGCAAGGTAGCGCTAAAAGGTTCGAAGGTTCAAACGATAGGTAACAAGCTTAACAGGCGATAGATTAAGTGGGCGGAAATATCCTTAGGGGTATGGCGTTTGATGGGGTACAAGTTAACAGCTTGTTAGTGTCCCCTAACCTTTGGAGGCCTAGCAGGGCGAAACCGATAGTAGGGACAACTAGTCTAAGCGTATCAATTGGGGTACGTGTTCACTTTTACTAGTCCGAGTGACGGTAGCCAAACCGCGTGTGAAATAAGCTGATAATTCAGGAAATAGCACAAACATAAATAATTTATAAAGCATTGTTAAAAGTAAGGATCTTTTGACAGTGTTTAATTAAGTTATTTAATCAAGTCAATCAAAGAGGATAATACCATGTCTAAACAATCACTTAAAACACAAATCAAACTATTCCTAAATTCAGACAAGAAAGCAACCGTTAAACTACAGGAGCTTATCGTTGCTACTCGTGAACATGCTAAACAACACGGCGACTTAACACTGTTATCATTGCTTGTCACCGGCTTACGTGATAACCGTTCACGTAATTTACAAGCTATTACATCTTATATACTAGAGTACACTAAGGGCATTCACTGGGTTAAAGATAAAAATTCAGAGGGTTACAAGGTTATAAAGGATCAGCAAATCGAGCTGTTAGATCTGCCTTGTTCTTGGATGGACTCCAAAAAGAACATTCAAGTAATTGCGGATGTTGACGTGATCACCCGTTGTAAGTCGCTAGTTACTACACTAACCACTGCACTGAATGAAGGTAAGATCAAAGATGGTCAGGAAGACAAGGCACGTGACACAATCGAGTCTTTGAAAGCTATCTTTGCATAACAAATACTTAAGATGATACATGCTTAAAAGCCTTCATTGTGAGGGCTTTTTGTCGTGTTAATAACTAGGGGTTAATCATGGATTATTTCATGCTGTTCGTAATTGAGCGTGGCGCATTGCTGGGCTTAGGGTGCTTATCATTAATGGTAGGTGTGTTCTGTTCATCATGGCACAAGGGTACTCGTGCTTTGGTCGTTGTGTTCGGGGGTCATTTAATACTATCATCAATTCAGATGGGCGATGTAATAACTAGATGTGACAGCATCGGGCGTTCTATGAACGTCGGGGCTGCTTATAACTTCGAGAAAAAGTCATGTGATTACATAGACTTAAGTAATCGGGCTGCACCCGTTGTCCGTTCTGTTAATTTGAACTAGGAACTATTATGTACGAAATTAAAAAAGCTGCAACAATGCGTAAGTACGACTTGTTTGTTAACGGTATTCATGTATTACGTGATGATAGACAAACAGTTCATGACTTTGTGAAAGAAACGTTGAACCATTAGGACTTGAGAAGGTACAACCTAAACGATGAACGTATTCTACACTAACACATGCCCTTCGGTAGCTGCTAGTGAGCACTGTGTACGTCATCGTAACAAGATGATCATTGAGTACGCTCAGTTACTTAGTACAGCACACCATGTTATTGATGGTGATCGTGCTATTCAGGGTATATACAAGTGTACTCATACAAACCACCCCAGTGCTGTGTGGGTGCGTCAAGGTCGTACCCAGTACCAATGGGTTCTTGCTTGTGCTAAACGTCTGTGTGAGCTGTACAGGGCTGATAGATGGGTCGATCATAAGACACTTCACACACTACAGATACTAACATCGTTCCCTTCTGGCTTACGTAATACAGAATGGACAGATCCACCAGCTTGTGTAGCTGATCACTTAAAACCATTAAACAAACCAGTGCAAGAATTGTATCGTATGTACATGATTGAGAAATTCAATGAGTGGACAACACGAGACAAGCCACTGGCTGTACAATATTTCAACCAAGCACCTGAATGGGTACAACAATCAGGTGTTCCTTATAACGTGATACTTTAAAGGAGTTCACTATGTTAAAATCAACATTTGTACAACAATCAGCTCATAATTTACATGAGCGTAGAGAAGTATCAGAGGCTTTACAAGTACGAGGTCAATCTCGTGTTCGTATTAAGTACCTTAAGAACAGGCTTAACCGTCTTAACAAAGAGAAGGCTTTCTTTATTAAGATCAAGTCTGAGTTCCGATTAACCGATAAAGATTGCTACAAAATATAGGAGAGCACCATGCGTGATTATATCATATACACCATCATAGGGCTATACGTCCTTAACCTTACGCTACCTGTTATTGCTGGCTTTGTTTCACTAAGTGTTAACCACTGGAACAGGGGTCGTACTAACAAGAGTTACTTCACATTTATTCAGAAGTACAAATACTCAATTCACTGTAGGGAGGACTTGTTCATAGCTTGGTGCCTTATCGACGGATTGGTTATCGGACTACTGTCCCTTTTATTGGTATTCTCAGCCATTCATTTGCCGATGTCTGTACTTTCTTGGGCAGCTGTTACTGTGGTATGTGCTGCTGTGTTCTTCTTTGTACCAAGGTTTATCGTAGATCTTAACCATACTTTACGTATGAAGAAGGGAGATAGCGAACGTTTACGTGAGTTACAAGATCAGATAGATGAGTTAAAAGGGGCTACAAAATGATTGAATTACTGGGATTCAGAAAATGTCGAGCATTAAACACGCTTTAGAAACATTCATACACGCATCCTTCATAGAGAAATTGTTCCTGTTTGTAGTAGGTGTTCTTATATGGGGTGCGTTGTTTGTACTTGTAACGGTAGTTAAAATACTATCATCATTCTTACCAGTGCTTGTAGTTATAGCGATTTGGTACATATTTTTTAGGAAAACAAATGGAAAATAAAACATTAGTAGCAGTTTACGGTAGTTTACGCAACGGTCTAGGAAATCATAGATTGCTTGTTGGTCAAGAGTTCTTAGGTCAATCCGTAGTACAGGGCTTTAACCTCCATGTGTACTGTTCAGGTTTCCCAGCCATTACACAAGGGGATCACTCGGTATTAACTGAGGTGTACGCTGTGGATGCACCTTGTATGCGTTCTTTAGATGGTTTGGAGGGATACCCAAGTTTCTATAACCGTACAGAAGTACAAACAACTTACGGTAAGGCTTGGATATATTTCATGAGTCCTGATGAAGTCCAAGGTACTGAACTTATCGAAGATGGTGATTGGGTTAAGTACAAACGTGCTTAGTGTACTCAGTGTACTATGATTTGTTAAGTTCAGGTTAGTGATTAGGTTAGTGAACTGACTGGAAACTTAAGAGATCATTAATTAGACAACATGAACTAGGAAAAAGTTCCATGATTAATAAAAAAACTTCAGAATTGGATACTACAAGGTTCAATGAACTGCTTGAATTATCTAAAATGGTCATAGATGCACGCTACAGAAATGTACATAAACCTACACCAGATGTGCATGGAAGTGTGGCGATAAGACATCAACGAGCTATAAATGATCTAAAAGCTGAGCATGTAGGTAAGATGTGCTTCATGACACTTGATAGCGATCTCAATGTGCAGAAGAAGCAAAGAAGCGCTCCTTGTTGGGGTTCGTACACTATATGTACAACAGGTTCAGCGAATCCTTCGTATCTAGTATATCCTGTACTAAGCACAGGTGATGCTACTGCTGATGCAAAGATGCGAGAATATATTGAGCTCTTGTACACCCTTCCTTTGATGCAACAAGTCTTAGTAGACTCTTCTGGGTCTGCTTATTACAGGGGTTTCCACTTGTTCAATCTTCGTGCATCTGGGGACGTTTGCATGTTAGCTTACCACTTACTCCGTGGATTGTACGAAGGTGCTCACCAGAAGCCTAAAGAGTTCGGGCAACACATGAGTAAGTACAGTTTCAGCTCCTTTCAGGGGATCAGCTCTCTGGTTAACTTCCTGTATGAGTCACGACAGTGGTTCAATCTAGGACATTCGTTCCTTCCAAACATTATGGAAACAGAACAGATGAACTCTGTTGCGATAACACTGTTGTTTGGATTCAAAGAAGTACTATCATCGTTCACTGAGACGGGGCTGTACAAGCCGAACGGATACCCTAGTATGGTAAGTCGTCTTGTGGATGGCTACTCCAGTGATGGGGCACAACTACACGCTGGTATTCAGAAAGTGTTCAATGAGCAGTACAGTTCTCTGTTACAGTTAGATACTTTTGATATCACGAAAGCTGCTGATCAAGTTGTTATGAAAAGCTACGATTGCGGTGGTTCTTACAGTAACACTAGAGTGTACACAACGTCTGACAGAATGTTACCATATGTGAACCGTCCACATAACTGCTTCGGGGGTATGGTACGGGCTGATACTTTCTTCGGATTAGCTGATGATGAGAGCATCCTTTGTATCCAGTACCCTGTCCCTGAGATGACACCTGATGACGTGATTGAAGTGTTACTGATGTTACCTATAATCAAGGTGCATTGCTTCAACAGAACACTACAGGATGTACGAGAGAAGGGTTTCCTGTTCGATACTACAACGAACGTAATAGAGATGATGTTGTGTCTATTCAATATAAGATACACAATGCACTCAGCTAGTAATCCACTTGGCATACCTGATCCTTTGGTTCTTTTTAAGGAGCCAGCTAACCCAAGTTCAATTCAATATGAACAGCATGGTATGTGGGAAGCAGACTCCCCTGTTGGCGATGATGACAGACAGTACATGTCCCTTGGAGATCCAGAAGAAACAGATATGACGTTCTTTAATCTTAGAGGGTATCCAAAAGGCGTTTATGAGTACACAGATGAACGTAATATGCTTGGATCAGCAGCCTCAAGAAAAGCAAAAGCTAAACTACAAAATTTATTTCAAGAACTTCAGGAGAGTAAACAATGAAAGTCCTAGTAATAGGTAACAACAACGTACTAGTTAACTGGTTAGCTAAGCGATTCCATGTAGTATGTTTCGCAAGTGCAGGTGAAGTCCTCAAACGTATGAGTTTCACAGAAGATATCCACGGAGTCGTGTACCAAGGTGGTGCTGATATATCACCTACATGGTACAGCCAGAAACGACACAAGCAAACACGTTGCTTAGATTCTACAAGACGTGAGGATGATGAAGCTGAGTTGTACTGGAACCTAGTATCCAATAAAAGCATCCCTCATATTGGAATCTGTCGTGGTGCCCAGTTCCTAGCAGTTAATAACGGTGCGGATATGTACCAGCACTGTGAGGGTCATACGGATGAACACCTCATAGTCACGGCTGATCCAACTAGTAAGATCATGACAGCAAGTAGCACCCATCATCAAATGGTAGATATCTCACCTGTTCGTAGTAATGAAGACTTCAGATTGATTGCATGGGCTGAGGATAAAGCTACAGGTCTTGAAAAAATGCCTAAGGATGATGCAACTAGTGATGCACCTATCCCTTGTGCAACTAATAAAGATCCTGAGATCTTTGAATTCAAAGACACAGCTACGTTATGTATACAAGGACACCCTGAGTACACAAACGTAGAAAAAGAATACAGTGAGTACTGCCTTGATTTAATTGAAGCGAGAGTAAAGTACTTCAAAGAACAGAACGAAACAGTAGGAGCGTAGTATGTGTGGTTTAGTAGGTATAATTGGCGACGTTAACAGCGTAGCTAGTAGGAAGATGTTCACAACGATGTTATTCTTAGATACGTTGCGTGGTGAAGACAGCACTGGTGTGTACGCTATCAACTACAAGGATAACGAAGTCAACATCCTAAAGGACGCTTTACAAGCACCTGACTTCATACAAGAGAAGCCTTACGAAGATATGATGCGTGTATCTAATAGATACTCAGCACTCATAGGTCACAACCGAGCAGCCACTGTAGGGGTTGTGAATAAACGTAATGCACACCCCTTCGAACATGGTGATATCACTATGGTACATAATGGTACGTTGCGTAATGAGCACATGCTTGATACATACAAAGACTTCTATGTAGATAGTGAGATGCTGTGTGGTGACTTCAACAAGAACGGTATGAAAAATACCATCATGAAAGTGAACGGTGCTTTCGCTCTGATATGGCACGATAAGTCCGATAACACTGTCAATATCCTTCGTAATAGTGAACGTCCATTAAGCTACGCTGTGTTTCAAGCACAGAGTTCAGCCAATGTACTGATAGGTAGCCCTTTCCTAGCTGTAGCATCTGAGCCTTGGATGATGACGGTTGCTGCTAGTCGTTCAGGTATCAAGATGATCAGTCCAGATATCAAGTCAGTGAAGGTAGGTGAACACGTCAAGATTGATATTGATGGAATGTACTTAGAGCGTGATGCTGATATGTTACTAACTCATACTGAAACGGAGGAAGTCCCTCTTTTTACGAGTACTACCCACGTGGGTGGGAGAACTTGGACTGGTAAAAACGTAGAGTACATCCACTCCACTAAAAGCAAGGCTAACAAAACTAAGAAACTTCCTGCATCTGGCAATACAGCCAGTACTCAGTGTAGCGTGTCTGGCCTTGCTGATAATATCATGTACAGTTTTGTCCCTATGTGGGCTTATGAGCACCACGGTAAGTACATTGCTACAGGCACTGCGACATGTGGACGATACGTAAGATGTATCGTAGAGAAGGATGTCCACGACCAGATCATTCAACCCAGTAACCGTGCCTTACAAAACAATATCCAACGTATCACAGCTCCAAAGGTAGGTAGTATAACAGAATCACCATCACAGAACGGTGGTAAGCAAGTAAAAAGTTACTTGATACTCGATTCAACAATAACCGACAAGGCTGTCATTGCAAAAAAGAAACAGCGTGTGATCTAACTTACGAGGAGGATCACACGGATGTACCATTCGATGCAGATGAATCTCGAATAGGTTATAGAGGTGTTCATCTCTCTGAGAAAGAATACCGAGAAGCTACTAAACATGGTTGTGCTTCCTGTACAGAACAGGCAGAGAACCTAGAAGATGATCAACTTGTATGGATAGACAGTAACTCTTTCCTATGCGAAACATGCTGGGAACGAGAGTACGATGATATGTTCTATGCATTAATAAATTAATTCGGAGTTATTATGAAATTTAATAATCAAGAAGTCCTTGTGGGCGCTGACCCTGAGGTGTTCATAAAGAAAGGTGGTTCGTTTGTATCTGCCTTTGGATTAGTACAGGGTAACAAGACAGAACCTTCTCCTGTAAAGGATGGTAGTGTTCAGGTAGATGGAATGGCTTTAGAGTTCAACATCAACCCAGCAGCTAACGTTCAGGAATTTGTACATAACGTAGAGAGTGTGTACTCTCAGCTACGTGAACAAGTACCCCCTGACTATGAGTTCTCTGACCAAGCAACAGCTTTGTTCAACTTTAACTACTTCAGTGAGAGAAGTACAGAAGAAGTTCAGTTAGGCTGTGAAGCTGATTACAACGCTTACACAGGTACAGAGAACACTAAACCAGACCAGAAGAAACCTATCCGTACAGCAGGTGGTCATATCCATATTGGCTGGCAAGAATGGGGCTTCTTAGATGAAGAACATATCGAGAAGTGTAGACGTGTTGTAAAAGCATGTGACTTCTACTTAGGATTGCCTAGTATCTTGTATGACTCAGACACTGATCGAAGAAGTATGTACGGACAAGCAGGTTGCTTTCGTCCAAAGACATATGGTGTAGAGTACAGAACACTAAGTAATGCTTGGATACATAGTACAGAACTTCTTGAGTTCGTGTACAGTAGTATAGAGCAGATGATGGCTAATGAAAGCTCTTGGGATCAGATGTTCGAAACAGATATACAAGATGTTATTAACACATCAGACACAACTAAAGCTCTTGAGCTGATTAACAAGTTCAATATACCTGTGTTTGGAGGTTAGTATGCGGTTTGATACTATTGATGATTACATAAGTCGATACACTGGAACACTTATTACAGTTGGCGGTGAGCTGCTCTCTGTCCAGAATGTACGTGGACGAGTAAGTAACCCTAAGTTCATTGTGCAGACGAGAGCTGGTGACGTACGAGAAGTACACCCTTTCGGTGTTGATGAAGAAGAGACTGTCCTTGACTTCAACAGGTCTTTCTACCACATACATGATGGTCGTTTGTACTACATGACAGCTAACCCAGAACGTCAGTGGAAGCAGGGGTTCAGGGCTAATAAGTACAGATACACAACAGCGGTGACTGACCCTCGGAAAATACAAACAGGGGGTGGTAACGGATTCCGTGTTTGGGACTTGTTCAGATCTATGGTTGCCCCTTTGTACAATACAGTAGGTTCAGTCCAAGGAATCGCTTATGTAGTATCTGATTCGTTAGCAGTGGATCTAGAAGGTAATGTGTTCTTCAAGGCAGCCTTTGTGGGTGTTGTTCAAGGCTCAAGTGTTGCACTTCATAAAGAGGGACAGTGGATAAAAGACCACTTAGAACGTCTTGGTATCGAATACAAAGTTAATAACAGATCTAAGAAAGCTTTGACCATGAAGTTATCTGTTCCTCAACTAGAGGCTGCTGGCGTAGATAGTGATAAGATCGACCAGATAATAAATCTGATTATTGAACGAGATAACAGGGAGCTACAGCGACAACGAGAAGCTAATGAAGCAGCCTTCGCTGCGTTCAGTGCAGGGGCAGCCCCTGCTGGAACAGCAGCAGACATAAGACGTACATTCAGAACAATGGATTTTACAGCACCACCACCACCAAGAGGTTAACATGAACAGAGATCTGAAAACAACGTACATCCATGAAATACTACGAGGTGTCAATAAGCAACCTCAGAGTTTACAAACGAGTACAAAGATTCAAACGAACTGCATGATCGGGTTAGAGATTGAGCTAGAGTCATGTGTAACAGATGATGTGGAGCGATTCAGTACCCAGACATTCAATAATTACTGGAGAACGACATACGATGGTTCTCTACGTGGAGGGTACGGAGTTGAGTTCGTCCTGAGTAAGCCACGATCAGGAGCTGGTGCGAGTACAGCCCTAAAAGCTTTCGATAAACTCATGAAAGATTTACCTAACAAACCAACTACAAGTCAATCTACTAGTACACATGTACACTTAGATATGACTAATACTAGCCTGTACGATGTATTGAAGTTCTTGTTCTTGTACAGAATATTCGAGACAGCCCTTATCAAATCATGTGGTAGCACTCGTGTTAGTAATCTGTACTGTATGAGCTTTCAAGAGGCTAATAAACCATTCATGGAGTTAGCCCGTGTCTTAAAAGATCCTAGTAACTTATCACAGTACAACATGAACGAACACAAATACGGTGCTTGTAACCTAGCTGCACTAACACAGTACGGCAGCTTAGAGTTTCGCTCTAAAGGTGGTGTTACAACAGCACAAGAAGTTATCGACTGGGTTAACACACTGACAAGTATCAAGATATTTGCTGACTCTCTTGAGTCTTTCGAGGATGTGTTATCGTTAGCTTCTCGTGAACATGCAGATATAGTTCAGACAGTGTTCGGTGAGTACGCGGATTCAGTTGCACAGTTCTTCCAGATAGAAGATATGTGGGAGGCGTGTATGGATATCCAGTACGTAATCAATGAAGCATGGGAGGCATAATGCCATACATACTACCATACAAGAACGGCTCTCGAAGTGCTAAGGTACTCTCTGAGTCACTAGGATTTAAGCAAGTAAAACGGGAACGTAGTCGTTTCTCTGCACTGACAAGATCAGGACACCCAAAGAAAGTTATTAACTGGGGTAGTTCTGAGTTACCACAGCATATGCAAAATACTATCATCATTAATGAACCTGATGCTGTTAAAACAGCCTGTAACAAGCTGGAAGCTTTCAGGAGTCTCGATGGGGAGGTAAGTATCCCAGAGTACAGTACAGAACGTGAGGATGCTGTACAGTGGCTACAGGATGGTCAGAAGGTTGTTGAGCGTCACCTATTACGAGGTAACTCAGGTAGAGGTATCCGTATTGTCGATTCTGTCGATGACCTACAAGATGCTCCTTTGTACGTTAAGTACATCAAGAAGACTGCTGAGTACAGAATACATGTGTTCAAAGGGGAAGCTTTCGATATCCAAGAGAAGCGTCGTAATCGTGATGTACAAGATGATCAGGTTAACTGGCAGGTACGCAATACAGACGGTGGCTTTATCTTTGCCA